TGGAACGATACTATAAATCGCACAATTCTTAACTTGTCAATACAATTATAAAGAATAAACTTCGATTTATCACAACCTTGAAAGGTGCGTGTTTTCGCACCTTTCTGGGTATGTGTCACTCATTCTATACTTAGTAAGAATAAGAAAAAAAATTGATTTGAGAAAGTGAGGGAAAATGGTGCTTAACTGTTATAAAGTTTATATGCACATATTTCCAAACGGAAAGAAATACATAGGCTCAACAGGCACAAGTTTGCAACAGCGTTGGAACAATGGTAGAGGATACTATTTCCAAAGTAGGGTTTTTGATGCGATCTGCAAATTTGGATGGAATAATGTCAATCACTATCTCTTATTCGATGGATTAAGCGAAAAAGAAGCAAAGCTAATTGAGAATGCTTTAATCTATAAATTTCAAACACATAAAAAGACTTATGGATACAACACAAAGGTCATAGTTCCCGCTGACGGTTTTATTATCCCACCCTACAAGAAAAAGCAAATTAAATGTAGCGAGGTTGATGAATGCCTACGCAATTATGTTAATCCTCCCAAGCGAAAGCCAAGTGCTGTGGCAAGGGCGGTTATGATTGTTGAAACGGGTGAAATCTTTGACAGTATATCCGATGCTGCGAGAGCGTTTATGATTACTCCGGCATCAATCAATTGCGCTTTGCGCAAACAAACACGCTGCTGTGATTTTCACTGGCAGTATATTACATCGAAGCAGAATGAAAGGATTGTTTGAATGATTAGTATCACTAAAGAGGAAACAAAGCTTATCCGTAAGTATTTTCCGTATGTACATATCAGACGCACTATGCACAAGTACTATATGGAAGAAAACAAGAAGGCTATGGATTTCCTTAAAAATTGCAATGCAAACAAAAAGTAAGGAGTGAGGGCGCGTGAACGAAAATGTTAATTTTATGAAAGCCCCCGATGAATCCGAGCTTCAGTACATCTGGAGAATGTGCTCAGCGAAAGACGCAGGCGTAATTGAATTAACATGGACAGAACTCGCCGAAATTTTGAATAAAGAGCTGGTGGACGACGAGAGCGAATATCTTGGAGAATCGGCGTACCGCAAAAAGTACCAGCAGGCTAAAGCCTTTTATGATGAAGTCTTCTCTCGAATGGTATCAGAAGAATATCACGACCGAATTGCAGAGAGAGAACGAGCATTACAGAAAACACTCTACAAGGTGCAAACCGAAAAGTTAGAGTACAACAGATGGTTGCGTGAAGATGCACGAGATGAACTTTTTGAAGAAAAAGTCATCGAATCAATCAGGAAATATTCAAGTGTCTCCAACCCACCCAGAGCAATTGATGTTGTTCACGGTAAGCGTGCAGGCGTGTTAGTTATAGCCGACTGCCACTTTGGTAAGGAATACAAGATCTATGGACTCTTAAACGAGGTAATCAACGAGTATAGTCCTGAAATCTTCTATTCTCGTATGGAGCAAGTTTTCAATGAGACTCTTGAGCAGATTGAAAAAGAGGGTCTCTCTGTTATACATATATACAATCTCGGCGATAGCGTCGAGGGATTCATCAGAAATTCGCAATTGTGGAGTCTGCGTTGGGGCGTGATTGACTCTGCCACTATCTTTGGTAACTATATGGGCGACTGGCTAAAGACATTATCCAGTAAAGTGTCAATCGTTTATCACCAAACAGATGGCAACCACGATGAATTGCGACTGTTAGACGGCAAGAAAGGACAGCACTTGTGCGAGTCCGCCGGCAAAATTATCAAAAATTGCATCGTTCTAAAGAATGAGGGCAATCCCAACTTCCAGTATGTCGAGAACAAAACAGGACTTATCTTTGATAATGTCTGTGGTTACAACATTCTCGGTGTTCACGGTGAGGTTAAGAATTTGTCTCAGGCAATTATGGAGTTCGATAACATCTATGATACAAAGATCTCCTATCTGATTGCTGGACACAAACATCACGGCGAGTTTAAGAACTGCGGCGTGAGAAAAGGTTGTATTGGCGTTGGTTCAATCATCGGCAACGATGAATTCTCAATGACAATACGGCAGTGTGCAGATGCAACTGCATCCTTTATTGTGTTTGAAGAAGGAAAAGGAAAAGTTGACGAACACACTTATGTTTTGAATTGACCACAGAGAGGAGTGACTTGCTATGTCAAGAAAAACAAAGATGAATGTGTTGACGAGCGAGGAATTGATTAAGCAGGTCAATCCCGATAATATTCGATTGAAGGAAGATTTCTTGTCTTATCTTCGATCTGTGCAAAGAAGCCCAAAGACTATCTATTGTTATGAAAATGACCTTGATATTTTCTTTGTGTGGAATGCGCAGCACAACCGAAATAAGTTCTTCCCACAGATTTCAAAGCGTGATTTGGTTGCTTACCAATATTGGCTGCTTAATGAAAATGGTAACTCTCCCGCTCGTGTCCGTAGGTTAAAATCTACTATCTCGTCTTTGAGCAATTACATTGAGACGATTTGCGATGACGAGCCAGAGTTTAAGGACTTCCGATCAATCGTGAAAAAAGTTGAGAACCCAGTTAACCAACCCGTAAGAGAAAAGACGGTTCTCAAAGACGAACAACTTGATGCTTTGCTTGACCATTTGGTTGAGAAAAAGAAATATGATAAAGCTTGTATGCTTGCGCTTGCTATGTGCTCTGGTAGGCGTAAGGCAGAGCTTGTTCGTTTCAAGGTGTCTTACTTCGATGATGCTAATATCATCTATGGTTCTTTATACAAGACACCGGAAGCGGTTAAAACAAAGGGTCGTGGTAACGGTAAATTCATTCACTGCTACACTCTCCGTCATAAGTTTAAGCCATATCTTGATATGTGGCTTGCTGAAAGGAAGAAGCGTGGCATTGAAAGTGAGTGGTTATTCCCGCGCAAGGACGACTTAAATGAGCATCTCAAGCCCGAAACTCTTAACAGTTGGGCAAACACATTCACAAAATTTCTCGGTGTTGATTTCTACTGGCACTGTCTAAGGCACTACTTTACCACTCACTTGGTAAGAATGGGTCTTCCCGATGGTGTTATTCAAGATATTATTGGTTGGTCTTCTGCGGATATGTTGAGGTTATATACTGATATTCCAGTTGACGAACAAATCGGTAAATATTTTGACGAAAACGGTATCAAAACAGTAGATAAGGCATCAATTTCAGATTTATAACCAGAATGAAAGGATTAAATACATATGTTAAAACGAAATGATATTATTGAGCGACTTGCCTTGAATGGCTACACGAAGAAGGATGCCGGTGTGATCCTTGACGATGTAATCAAGATTATCACCGAAGCGTTGGTTGAGGGCGAAAGCGTACAGATCCACGGATTTGGTACATTCGATGTTAAAGAATGTAAGCCTCGTGAGACTGTTGACCTACAGACCAAAGAGCGAATTGTTATTCCTGCTTACAAAGCACCCAAGTTTACCGCAGGTAAGCTGTTAAAGCGTGCAGTCAAGGAAGGCTTCATCAGAGAATAAGTTGGTGATTTGCAATGGCGAGAACAAGCAAAATTCAATCAACAAGTACTAAGCCAAAACAAGCCGCTCCGCTAAAAGATGAACGAACAGAGTTTTACTGCTGTCGTTGTCAAAAGCAATACAAAAGGCAGAAAGCAAACTTTCCTGCCTCCCAAAGTACTCTTTACAAGGGTAACGGCGGTTACTTGGCAATTTGTAACAACTGTGTTGATGAATTGTTCGAGCACTATAAAGCAGCACTCGGTAATGAGGCAGATGCCATTCGTCGCGTCTGCCTCAAATTTGATATTTACTGGAACCCAGAAATATATCAGATGCTGAACAAAGCAAGTACAAGCCAATCCCGTGTAAGAGCTTATATAAGTAAAACCAACCTATACAAATATATAGGTAAAACATTCGACGACACACTCGACGAAGAATATGCTCAAAAACTCGAAGCCGAGGCTGCTGTACAGGCAGAGCTTGAAGCAGCAGAACGAGCACGAGAAGAGTCTATTATCAAGAGCGTCGAGCCTGTTTATGACGACGAAGAAAAGGAAATCGTCGTTGATGAAAACATCATCCAATACTGGGGAACTGGTTTTACCCCAGAAATGTATATCGAATTGGAAGGTAGGCGTAACTACTGGTTATCACAGTATCCTCCCGGAACAGTTTTGAACCCCGGCGAAGAAGGTATCTTGAGACAGATCTGTAACTTGGAGATTAGTATCAACCAAGACAGAGCAGCCGGTAAGCCTATTGAAAAGAGTGTTAATGCTCTTAACACATTGTTTGGCAGTATGAATATGAAACCGTCTCAGAAGAAAGAGACGGAGGAAAACTATGTGCCGTTTGGAGTCGAGATTGCTCGATTTGAAGACGGCGATCCAATTCCAGAACCAGACGAAGACTTTAAGGATGTTGACGGTATGCGTCACAACATCTTAACTTGGTTCTTGGGTTCGTTGTGTAAAACAGCGGGTATCAAGAACGAATACAGTCAGATGTTTGAAGACGAGATTGGACAATATACTGTTGAGCGTCCAAAATACGATGACTCCGACGATGATGTTGAGGAAGGTGAAACGGTGGTATAATGGCGAAATACACGCACAAACAAGCAATTGGTCGTGCCGCCGCTTATTATCGAGCCAACCCACACAGATTCGTTAAGGATTTCTTACATATTGACTTACGCTGGTTTCAGAAAATCGTAATTTATGCGATGAATATGAATCCAGCTTTTTGTATGATAGCCTCTCGTGGTCTTGGTAAATCATTCTTAATTGCAATTTACTGTTGCGTTAGATGTGTTCTGTATCCCGGAACCAAGATATGCATCGCTTCTGGTACCAGAGGTCAGGCAACCAATGTCTTGGAAAAGATACGAACCGAGATTATTCCAAAATCAAACGAGTTAAAGTGCGAGCTAAGGGGTGGCGACATTAAGATAGCCGCGTCAGAAGCAATTGCACTATTCAAAAACGGATCATATATCAAAGTTGTTACTGCGTCCGACTCTGCTCGTGGTAACAGAGCAAATGTTCTGGTGCTTGACGAGTTCCGTATGATTGACAAAGATACAATCGACACCGTATTGACTAAGTTCCTTACTGCAAGCAGACAGCCGGGATATCTTAGCAAGCCAGAATATGCTCACCTAAAAGATCAAGAGCGTAACCGACAAGTGTATTTGTCGAGTGCGTACTTCCAAGATCACTGGTCTTATATGAAGGTTAAGTCCTTCGTTAAGAATATGCAACACCCAGACCGTGATTGGTTTATTTGTTCATTCCCTTATCAGTTATCAATTAAAGAGAAATTATCCAACAGAGAAGATATCGCCGACCAAATGCTTGACGAGGACTTCAATGAAATTCGTTGGATGATGGAAATGCTCGCAGAGTTCTATGGTGACTCTGAGGGCTCTTTCTTTAATTACGAGGCTGTTGCTAAAAACAGAAAGATACAATATCCGATGTTGCCCGGACGAATGTGTGCAAAACTTGCCAACAACACAAAATTGCGCATTCAACCTAAAACAGCAGGCGAAAAACGAATTTTGTCTGTGGATATTGCGTTAATGTCGAGTAATAAGCACAAAAACGACGCATCTGCAATCTTTATTAACCAATTATTGCCGACCAAAGCAAGCAGATATATCAATAACATTATTTACACAGAGACATCTGAAGGTTTACGAACCGAGGAGCAGGCTCTGCAAATCCGCAGGCTATATGAAGAATATGAATGCGACTATATTGTTATCGACTGTAAAGGTGTTGGTCTTGGCGTTTACGATGCGTTGGCAAGCGACATTTCAGATGTTGAGTCTGGTGAAATATATCCAGCTCTCTCCTGTTGTAACAACCCCGATATGGCTGCAAGGTGTACAAGCCGTAACGCGGAAAAGGTAATATGGGCAATCAATGGTGCAGCGAGATTTAACTCAGACTGTGCCGTTATGCTTAGAGAGGGATTTAAGAGTGGTAAGATTCGTCTGCTCGCTACAGAGTATGACGGAGAAAAGGCGTTAGCGTCTATTAAGGGTTATAACAACCTACACCTCTCTGACCAAACGGAGCTTACCCTCCCGTATGTAAACACAACACTTTTAATCAACGAACTTATCAATCTTCAATACGAGGATTCAAATGGTTTAATCAAAATTACCGAGAAAAGCGGTATGAGAAAAGACCGTTATTCAAGTTTGAGCTACAACTATTGGGTTGCTTGTCAGCTTGAAAAGAATATTCGTAAGAGATCAAGTAGCGCTGATAGCGTGAAAGATGTGTTTATGTTTAGAGCTCCTAAAATTAAGTAACATTGAAAGGCGGTGAAATGCCTCTAATGAGCGAAAAACAAAAGGAAATCATTGTAACCGACGGCTCTCAAGAGAACCGTAAAACGGCTTACTCCAAAGAAGCGAAATTTGATGATGCATTCCATCTTCCTACACGCTTTGCGGGACTAAACAAGTTAGTTCTCCGTGATATGAACGGAACTAACACATCGCCTACTTTTTATTTGTATAGCAAAGATAAGATCTCCGAGTTCTTAAAGAACCCATATACAAACGAAAAGAATATACGAAACGCTGTAATCTACATTTACGGTGCAAGTTCGCATTTTAGGCGTTTGATTCAGTATTTTTCAAGTTTGTCCGATTTGGCTTATGTGGTATCCCCTCATAAGATTGACACTTCAACTGCGAAACCGCAGTCTATTCGGAGAAATTATCACAAAGTACTAAATCTGTTATCTTCTATGGATATCAAAAACCAATTTGCAAAAGTACTTACTGTCTGTTTAAGAGAAGATGTATTTTATGGAACAATGTGGGTCAATACGGATAGTATCATTATTCAACAATTGCCATCCGATTACTGTACAGTTGCAGTCGTAGAAGATAATGTACTGAATGTTTCTTTTGACTTCTCGTATTTTGACAGTAACTCACAGTACCTTGCGAATTATCCACCTGAGTTTACTACAAAATACAACCTCTATCAGAAAGATAGACAAGGTATGAAGTGGCAGGAGTTAGACTCTCCCACTTCTTTTGCAGTGAAATGCAACAATGATATCTTGAATTACGCAATTCCTCCGTTTGCAGGAATTTTGCGTGAAATTTACGATATCGAAGACTACAAACAACTCAAACTCACCAAAACAGAGCTCGAAAACTACGCAATGTTGGTAATGAAGCTTGGTATCAATAGCGACGGCGAATGGGAAATGGATCTTGATAAGGCTAAAGAATTCTGGAGAAATCTGGACGGTATTTTGCCGGAAGAGATTGGTTCTGTTTTATCGCCTATGCAGATTGATAAGATCAGTTTTGAAAAGGCAAATACAGGCGACACCAACACTGTGTCTGAAGCAGAACAGAATCTGTTTTCTGCTGCCGGTGTTTCAAGCCTATTGTTTAACAACGCTAAGGCATCTGCTAATGCTCTCCAGCTTTCAATTAAGGCTGACCAAGCAATGACATTTGGCATTGTAAAGAGCATTGAAGGTGTATTGAATAGATTTATTCGTGCGCAGTCTTATGGAAAGAACTTCAAGATTACATTCTTGGATTGCAGTCCGTTCAACCGAAAGGAATGTGGCGACGCATACCTAAAGGCTTGTCAGCTTGGTATCCCAATGGTTTCATACTATTGTGCTTCCCAAGGCTTAGGACAAGACGAAATGGATTGTATGAATTTCTTAGAAGACGATGTTCTTGGTATCAAGGGTAGATTTATCCCATTACAGAGCTCTTCTACTCAGTCTAAGACGACTACAGGCAATGACCCCGGTCGTGATGAAAAAGATATAGACGAGCTAACCGATTCTGGTGAAATTACCCGTGAAGAAGAGTGAGTAAAAGGAGAAAAATAATGTTTTTATATGTTATGGATACCGAAAGTAGGGATAAACTTCTCAATCTCGGCTTTGAGCTGTTGAAAGAGAATGACAAGAAAACCGTTTGGGTTTTCGTGAACAAGCCCGATCAAACATTTGATGTGGTTGATGTTCCTTGTGTCGTATCAGATGTCCTAACTTTCTGAGTATAAACATACTCAAAAGGCGGTGATGAATAATGAGCGAAAGGAAATTTAATATCGTATATGAGTCTGCTGTTGAGAAATTGACAGAGATTAACTCGTCCTTCGATAAGGGTATTTTGCGAGTTGCATATACGGGCAAAAACAGGAACAAGTCATTCATCAGCAAAAGTACTTTTGAGAAGTGCATCAATACAATCTACAATGTTCCGATTGTATGTAATTACAATCGTGAAACAGATTCTATCGGCGCTCACGATGTTGAAATTGTTAAGACCAGTAAAGGAATGAAGCTGATTAACATCACACAACCAGTCGGCGTAGTGCCGGAGTCCGCTAATTATTGGTGGGAAACTGTTGAAGAGGATAATGGTGAGGTTCACGAGTATTTGTGTGTCGAAATCATTATCTGGAAGCGACAGGAAGCGTATGCAAAAATCAAAGAAAACGGAATTACAGACGAGTCTATGGAGATAAAGGTCAAGAGTGGACAAACGATTGACGGCTATTATCACATAGACTCTTTTGAATTTACAGCGTTCTGCCTGTTAGAAAGTGCAGAGCCTTGTTATGAGTCCGCCTGTGTTGAGATGTTTACGCTCAAATCATTCCACGACGAGTACACCAAGATGATGGCTGACTTCAAAGAGCATTTTTCAACGGTCACAACCTCGAAAGAGGATGACATAAATCCACAAAGTATCACACAAAATCTCTCGAAAGGAGGAAATATCTCATTGGATAGAATGGAGCTTTTATCTGAATACGGGTTAACCGTAGAAGCGCTTGATTTCAACATTGACGATTTCACAGTCGATGAATTGAGAGCTAAGTTTGAAGCGATGAAGAAGAAAGCAAAGCCTGTCGATGATGACGACGATAACGAGCCTGCCGATCCAGCTCACGAAGGTGGCGACGGCGAAGGCGGAGAAGGTTCTGATCCTAATGCTGACCCCGCAGCGGAACCAGCAGCACAGTCTGATGAAGGCACTGACGGTGCCGAAGGTGGTGCAGATGGCGAAGGCGCTGATGGTGCCGATGGCGGTACTGATGGCGACGGTGAAGGCAGCGAAGAGTTCTCTCTTACTGGCGAACAGTTCTTATCTCAGCTTTTTGAGGCTTTATCAGCGGTCAAGTACACCGATCCTTATTGGGGCGAGATGTGCAAGTATATGTATGTAGACTATGACCACGAAGCGTCTGAGGTTTATTGCTACGATTGCGAAGATTGGAAGCTGTATGGCTTCTCATATTCAATGAACGGCGATAATGTCGTTATTGATTTTGATAGCAAGAAACGCAAGAAGTTCTCCATCGTAGATTTTGATGAAGGTAGTGCTGACTTTAACTATAAATACGCGTTTGAAATGTATGGCAAAGTCATCTTAGCATCAAAAGATGCTGAGTTGAGCCGCATCCAAACCGAATCTGAGGAAAAGTATAGCCAAGCTTCTCAGACAATCGACAACTTACAGGCTGAACTGACTACTTTGAGACAGTATCAGAAGACTAAGTTGGACGAGGAGCGCAAAGATGCTGAGGACGAGCTATTTGCTCGCTTTGCTGAGCTTGACGGTATTGAGGCGTTTGAGTCTCTCCGTACAAACTGTTCTGAAATGGCACTTGAGGATATCGAGAGCAAGTGCTTTGAGATTAAAGGTAGAAATACCACAGTTAACTTCTCGGTTAACAAACCTAAGTCTACTCGCATTGCGGTAGAAAAGAAATACGAAGACGAACCCTATGGTGGTCTGTTTGTGCAGTACCCACCTGCTAACAATTAAGGAGGATAAATTATATGGCTTATACAGTAATTAGAACTGATCTGCTTTCTGGCACTGATGTTGCTGCGGATTTGGTTTCTCTAAGAGTTTATGACGCTGATGACAAGCAGATTGCTGTTGAGAACGGCGCTATTGTCGAGCTCAAGGGTTATGAGGAAGGTCAGCGTGAAGTTATGAAGGCAGTCTTAGCTACTGCTGCTTCAAAAGTTGAGGACTGCGCTATCGTTGCTTCTGAGGAAGTTATGTACGACGAGCGCAAGAAGAATTTGGATGAATTTGTTAACGAGGCTGGCGCAATCTGCCGTGGTTACATCCCTCGCAGCCGTAACATCTACTCCATCACTAAAGAAGGCTTCGTGGGCGCTACTGCTCCTACTGAGGTTGGCGCAGAGGTTGGTCTCGGCGCTGATGGCAAGCTGGACGCCGCTGGCACTGGCTATGGTACCGTAATGGCTATCGAGATCGCTGGTCGTTATACATACTATGTCATCAAAATTGCTTAATCTAAAAGGAGGATACGAAAATGGCTGATTATAATGATATTGTAAGACTCGCTGTTGATGCATATCACGGCGTAACTACTAAATATTCCGTTAGTGAGTCTATGGACACTCTTCGTCAGGCATTGATCGAAGCTAACGGTGGTAGCACTGTACTTGATTACAAGGCTATCCGTGACGGTAAGTGCAACGGCTTGTTCACTATTGTTGAGACAATCCTTGCTCGTACTGTTGTTGAGGGTCTTCAGGGCGACGAATACTTCAACGCTCTTGTTGACTTCCGTAATGTTGCCCTTGGCGACAAAAATGAATTCGTGGTAGAAGACAGCAACTTGTTCGTTGTTTCTGATGCTGCTGATGGTACTCAGGGTATCCGCAGACAGCGCCTTGGCGGACAGAGCACAACCTCTATTCCTACAACTTTCAAAGTTGTTAAGATTTATGAGGAATTGAACCGTGTTCTTTCTGGTCAGGTTGACTTCAACAAGTTCATTCAGCTCGTTGCTGAGTCTTTCCGCAAGAAGTTGCTCGACGACATCTATGGTTTGTGGAATGCTGCTACTGCTGCTGATTTCGGTGGCGCTGTTTACTTCCCGGCTGCTGGTAACTACGACGAGGATGCATTGCTTGATGTTATCGCTCATGTAGAAGCTGCTGCTGGTGGCAAGCCTGCTACTATCATCGGCACCAAGAAGGCTATCCGCAACTTGGCTCCTGCTATCGAAAGCAACGAGTCTAAGAGCGACCTTTACAATATGGGTTACTATGGTAAGTTCTACGGCACTCCTGTGGTTTCTACTCCTCAGCGTCACAAAGTTGGTTCTACCGACTTCGTGTTCGATGACAATGTGTTAACCATCATTGCTGGCGACGACAAGCCCATCAAGTGCGTTTACGAGGGTCAGTCTACTGTTCTGCTTGGCAATCCTACCAACAACAAGGACTTCACTCAGGATTACTTCTATGGTGAGAAGTATGGTATGGGTATCGTTCTTGCCGGTGGTAACGCTGGTATCGGCAGATACGAATTGACTGCCTAATCAATCATCTCAAACAATGAGGGGCGGCAACACTGTCGCCCCTCTACATTATTTGAATTAAAGGAGAATAATAATGGCAACTACAAAATCTAAAGTATCTAAGAATACTACACCTAAATCAACTGCAACCAAGACCACAACTGCTGCTAAAGAAAAGGAAGTTGTAACAACTGATGTTGTTGAGGCTCCTGTTGAAAAGAAACAGTATAAGGTCAAGAAAAATCTCGATCCCAATATGATTGTTACCGTTAAAAACGGTTTCCAAGGTCGTTTGATCTATAAGAGCAGACGCACCAACGAGCGTTTTGAATGGGAAACATTTGGCGACGAACAGGATATGGATTTGCAGGAGTTAAAGAATGCGCGAAATTCGTCTAAGGCGTTCTTCGTAAATAACTGGTTCTTAATCGACGATCCCGAAGTGCTTGAGTACTTGGGCGTTTCCCAGTATTACAAATACGCTCTCAACTTTAAGTCTTTCGACGACCTATTTGAAAAGGCTCCCGACGAGATTAAGGAGACGATTGCTCATTTGTCTGCCGGTCAGAAGAAGTCCGTTGCATATCGTGCAAAAGAGCTTATTGCTGACGGCGTGATTGACTCTATCAAGGTTATCAATGCTTTGGAAGAGAGTTTGTCAATTGAGTTGATTGACAGAGAAAAATAAGAAGGAGGCGTATTATGAGCGTTTCCTACGACATTTTCACATCAATGTTTCTGGATAAGATTGAGGAGTATAAGTTTATTCAGCTTCCTGAAGAAAATCGAACCCAAATCGTTGATGGATATATGAAGAGGGCTTGCGCCCAGTTTAAGAAGATCTGCAAGCACAACATCGCCACTGGAGACGACGATGCTCGTGAGTTCCCGATTGATATTCCAGCCGAGGACATTGATGAAATTGCAGATATTATTTCCGAGGGTATGCTTGTGCAATGGATGAAGCCTTATGTGTACAAGCAGGAAAACTTAGAAAATATGCTTAATACAACTGACTATAATGGGTATTCCCCAGCGGAGCTGTTGCATCGTATTACAACGGCTTACAAAATGTGCAAAAAGGACTTCTCCAATATGATGAAGGACTACTCCTATAAT